CAGACATTCCATTAACAACAATGTCAACAAACTTTGGAATAATAGGAACGGGAGTCCAATCTAAATTTAAATAAGACAAATCGCCATCAACAGCTAACTCATTTTTATATTTACCAATAGGCTGTTCACCTCTTGCATATAGCCTTAACCTACGGAAATCTCTCCATTGGCTATAGTACCTACAAGAGTTACCATCTTTACGAAACCACTCATATTGTATGCCTTGCCCCACCTGTAAACCAAATTCATCAGATGCTCTTTCCGCATCAGTTGCTAATTGACTTGGGAAAGATGTGGCATTTATTTGTATTGTTACATTTTTCATCTAACTAATTGACTTGTTGTTCCATCGTTTTTGTACTTAGCAAAGTTAATAATTAAATTTGATTCTTTTTTCTCCGGCATATATAAGTGCTTTTGATTTGCCATTATACATAATCCCGAACTAATAGACGCATCAAATTTTGTTCTGTCGTTTATATCAAACCTCGCCCAATCCTCAAGTGTTCTTGTAAATGGCATTGTGCCCATCTCTTCAGGGTCTCTATATTTTGCTTCTAAATCTAATCCTACAAATTTCTCAATGTAAGACTCAATTGCAGAAGCGTGTGCTTGCTTTACATCTTCTGATGAGTTTGGAATACCTCCCAACTCACGCTCCGTCTTTGTTAACTTAGCCATTTGCTTATCCGGTCTATTAACAGAAAAACCTCGGTATCCTCTATTTTTTATATGGTATAAAAGTCTTGGTTTGTTATTCTCCACTAAGATAGGCATTCCGTAGAATATGCAAGCCATTAACACTTCTTCAAAAAATATTTCTGCTGTTTGTGGACGAGCAATATATTCTAAAAAAAATTGATTAACAGGAGCGTCATCCATATGAAACTTAGTCATACCGTGCAATGCACCATTAGAACCACGTCCACCAACTACGGCTGAGATGTCATATGAGTCACAACCAAATGAACCAAGATGTTCGTTACCGGGATATTTAATTCCATTGCGTATGTGAATATTGTTTTGCATATGCTTAGGCGGTGCCCAAGCAATATTAAATCTACCACGAGTATCAGGCGTCCATATTACCTCAGTATCTTTTATACCATCCTTCCACGAGAATAACCCACGAGTAAGGTATTGTCCCTTAATCATTGAGTCGTTATAGTCAATCTGTTGATATAGTTTAGTTAAATTAAACAAAGCCTGCTTGCTCTCATCTCTAAAAGCGTGAGACTCTGTGCGTGGGAACTGACGATAAAATTCGTTCAGTGCATCAGCATCACTCTTTAACGAGTCTACCTCCGCTTCCCAATAGTCAATGGCTCCATTTATAATCCAATTGTTATCCACACCCATTACAGCCTCAACAGGCTTGCGAAATACAGGATGACCATATCTATCAATGAATCCTTCCATATTCCACTCCATAGGTACAAACAAGGCATATAAACCACTTTTAGTCTGCCCGTTGGCGTTACGAATCTTTACATTTGAATCCTCGTAAATATCTTTGTAGTTTTGTCCCCCTTTTGATAACGCATTTGAGGTTGAACCCATCATACACTTACCAATAATTTTACTACCTAATCTTAAACAGGTTTTAGTTACACGCCAATTCTCTTTAATGTTTACAGGCTTAGTCCACTTGGCAGACTCATCGTGAGCTAAAAATAATAACTTCTCTCCATCATAGGAGTTGTCTTCCGTATTCTTCCAATCTATTGATGTATCTAATCCGTCAATCTCATTGTCATTGGCTTCGTACATATTTTTCTTAGTAATCTTAGATGCAGGAACCCTGAACGCCAACTCAGTCTTTGGCTTGTCCATACCATCCATTATTGGCTTAAAAAAGAAAGGAAGTCGACTATTAATGGGGACAACCTTATCTGTGAACATCTTTTTAGCATCGGCACCCGTCTTAGATAAGATACCTATACGTGCGTCACGTGCGAGCGTACCTATGTTGATACACTCAGAAGATGACATAAATGAGAATCCCGAACGTCTAATCTTTAGGTATATCATACCAAATGACCTTGCATCAGCACGACAGGCTTCCCAAAATATCCAATAAATTCTATTTGCTTCCCGAAAATCAGGATAGCCTATGTCAATACTTGACCACTGCAGGTACATATAATGAGAACCGGTTATGTAGGTCTTGACACCATTGTTCATAAACCAATATCCCTGTTCCCTGTAGTCAAACTCCTTTTCAATATAATCGACCCAACGGTCTTTAAATTCTTTTGGCTTTTCGTTCCACTGAAATATGGATTGTATCTTAGACAACTCACGTGGGAGGTCTTGACGCTCCCAATACTGTTCTGCTTTAGTGGAGTGTCTTTGAAGACACTTATCGGGTGTAGTAGGAAGAGCAATAAATACTCCTTCTATCTCTACTATCTGCCCTATCTGTCCGGTCTTTGAGATAACAATAACATCGTACTGAGGATTGTAACCATACAACCACGACCTCACCCTATTTTTATTAGAAATGACGGAAGCCGGTATATGACTTTCAACTATACGGCATAAACTATTGCTTTGACCTTCTTTCTGCAAATCCTTGTTTTGTATCTGTTTTACTTATTCCCCTGTCTGCGGAATCCAAATTTTCTTTCTCTGTTTCTATTCTACTTAGTATCTCAAACGCATCAAATATGGCTAACTTCTTAGCTGCTGCTGCGTTCTTCATCTTATCTGCTGATACGTCTGTATCTGACTCGGTATTAATAATATCTTCCTCAGCCACCTTTATAAGATGACTAACAGCTTTATACCCCGCTTCAATAATGCGTAGCTTTATCTCTTTAGTGTCTCTCATTACTTAGCTTTTAAGAAAATTATCTGTACCAACCTTGCAGTTTGTGCTTCTCCAAAGTTATCAAAAATATTGCGTGAATGTGGAGCCTCTGCATTAAAAGCTATCATACGATTAAACTTAGAGTACATTGTAAGTAGTGGCTTCTTGTCATCATCATAAATGGTAGTCCCGTCATCTTCGGGTGCCTGCTCGTTTAAATACAAAAGACAGGTAATATCACCCATCATCTCGTCTGTATGAACAAAGTTTGGCTCTTCTTGATGGAGTGGTGACTTGCGAATAAAGTTTAAGTCTACCTTGTAACCAAGAAATAAATTAGTGACGTATAAGGCAAACTCATCGTTACTATCCCTTGGTTGAATGTTTCTGAAAGTGTGTTCCCCGTCTGCCACGTCTTGAAATTCGTGCAAGTGTATATCTGATACATAGGATAATGGGTCTTTAATAATGTTGTCGAATGTGATTAGATTCATAATTTGATTGTTATTTGGTGGTCGTACATCCTATATAACTTCTCTTCATCTACTGTGAACTCGTATTCGCTATCAGGGGAAAAGCATACCATATCTCCTGCTTTGATACCACGCTCAAGTAAGTACTCGTTAGGGTACTTCATTATTCCCATTAAGGGTTCTTCTGAGAATGGTTTTTTGATATAGCTTTCAGTTGCAGGTACGGGTTTGATAAAGCAGTATCTATCATAAGCGTTCCACGTGGAGTCGTGCTTATACATATAGAACTGCTCAGTCTCAATAAAGAATAGGTCATCTTTAAAGAATGACTTACCGCTTTTTTGCCTACCCCGCATATCGTTATAAAACTTGAATACGTTATGGTGCACAAGTAAAGTGTCACCTGCCCTGATAGGACCGTTGTAACCCAATGGAAGTTCAACGACTTCTGCAAATCGGTTGGAAAACTTGTGGTCCTCCTCGGAGGTGCTGACAATAAAGTCAACGCCTCCTATCTCTTTTGTATTGTCGTACCTTCTTCCATTCACAGGTTTAGCTATGAAATAGAATGGAGACTGCATTAGATATTGATGTTATATTCAATGGATATAGGAATGGTGGAGGTGAACTCTTTCCAAAGCACTACCTCCGCCTTCTCGTTTATAATAAAGATTTGGATAGATTCTTTCTCAGGATTAAGTCTGATAAGATGAATTTCGTTAGTATCGCCAAGGATTTTCTGACCTACAATATAGTGCATAGCACCGCCTTTGTAGTCAGGTCCTATTGATATTTTACGAATGTCCATTACAACTCCTCCTCTTCTTCATCCTTGATAAACTCAATACCTATAGTCCAATCTTTAAGAAACGTAAATACTTCAAGACCTTGTGCATTAATAACATCAATAGGTTTAAAGTCAAACTCTTTTTCACTCAATTCTTTAATTTGAGCAGTTAACTTTTTAACGCCATCTTTAGTAAACTTGTAACCACCTTTGTCATCTAGCAATAGAATGTCTTTGTCGTCAGTAGAAGCATTATCAAGTCTTAAGTCTTCCACTTGGGATTGATAACTTTCGTGAGCAGGTTTAACCTTCTCGTACAACTTAAATAACTTTTTCTGAATTTTGGTCTCTTGACCACCAATAACGGCATTAATTGACGCCACTAATTGGTTTAGCTGATTGTATTTCATTTGATTTGATTTTTACAAAGATATGATTAAATGCTATTTGTTGGTGCAACTTCTTCAACTACTTCAGGAACAGGAGGAACATAATCGCCTGTAATTGTAAGGTTAAGTTGTTCAGCTGCCCAATCCCACGCATACTCATCATCATTACCCCAACCTGCGTAGGCTTCCCCACTCATTGTTAAGTTGCCTTGTGCTACATTAATTAAATCACTATCT